GACCAGGTGTATATAAGGGCGAAGGTATGGCTCAATTATTTTTACATTATGTAAATCAAAACGGACCTTATAAAAATTACGCTTATGATAAATTAAATTAAATACTATGCAATTTAGAATTATTGAAATAACCGAAACAGAAAAATTTCAATTTTTAAAAATTTTTAAAAATGGTAATACGAGTGTGCAACACTGTATAGAAGACACATATCCAGGAAAATTTTGGAATTCAACAGCACCTGCTGGAAAAAAACCTAGATTTGCAATTATTAGAGAACCTTACGAAAGATTTATGTCTGGACTTATTTATGATGCTGAAAATCATAAAATAAATATTAAAGACATTAACTTTAAAAAAATATTTACAACTAATGAATTTCATATAAGAAACCGTTTATTTGGAAATATTAATCATAGCAGTTCACAAATCCCTTATTTAATGAATACAGGAATTACACATTATATAGACTTAGATGATTTAGATATATTTTTAAAAATGCATTTTGGAAAAACTTTAAATTTATTACAAAATAATTCTAAGGAAAAAACAAAAGAAATAGAAAAAATTTTGGACAAAAAAGAAATATTAAAGTATCTTCATTTAGATAATTTTGTTTATAACTCTATTAAACATTCTCCCTTTTTATGGCAATGGCAACATGGTAAAATTTTCGAATGAAAAATTATAGAATTTTTAAAAACTTTATAAACGAGGAGGAGTGCAATATTTTATCCAGTTGGATTATGGATAATAAAGATAATGTGTTTTTTACAGATGCAAATATGAAAGGTAGAAGATTAACTACTAGATATTCTAATAATTTTAAGTTTCCACCTATTTCCTATCAAATACAAAAAAAAATTATAAAAAAATTAAAATTAAAAAACTTTTATTTAGCTAATTTTAAAGACGGGATGGTTGCTAGTTATGCAGAACCAGGAGATACATGTTATCTTCATAAAGATCCTGTTTGGGTTGAGGATACTATTACCATACATGCAAATATAAAATTATCTAATAATGAGGGTGGAGAGCCTATTATTGAAGATGAAAAAATTAAATTAAATAAAAAAGATATGTGGACATATCCAGTATCTAATGTTAATCATGGTTCTGATATTGTTTTAGGAGAAAAACCAAGGATTATGTGGGTGTTTGGTTTTTCAATTAATAAAAAAACATGCCAATCTATTTATGAATGAAAAAACAGTAAATATTAACAATTTTATTGGTGTATACGATAACTACATAACACCTGAAGAATGTAACAAAGCCATTAAATTATACGAAGATCAAAATAAATTTAATAATACAGTTAATAGAATAGGATCAGAGAAGTCTTCTATACTTCAAAAACAAGATCAACAATTTTTTGCAGCTCCTTGCAATCTTGAAATTTGGTGGGAGGATTTAAAATCAATGATGGTTAATTTTGATTTAGCTTGGAATCATTATATTAAAAATGTTGGAGCAGACGATGCATATGGAGTTCCGTTTAATTTTACTGATTTAAAAATACAAAAAACTTTACCTACTGAAGGGTATCATGTTTGGCATATTGAACATGGTAAAGGACGTAGTAATGAGCCTAGAGCTTTTGTTTTTTCTATTTATTTAAATGATATAGAAGATGGAGGAGAGACTGAATTTTTACATTTTTCAAAAAGAGTAAAACCTAAAACTGGAAGAATACTTATATGGCCTGCAGGTTTTCCGTATGTGCATAGAGGTAATCCTCCTCTATCAGGTGAAAAATATATTTTAACCTCCTGGATGATGTTAAGGTGATAAAAATAATTGATAATTTTTTTAACAATGATGAATTAAAAAAAATTCAAACACATATAACTACTAAAATATGTTTTACTCCTCGATGGCTTACGGGAAAAGAAAAAACAAAAGAAAATTACTATGGTGATAGATTTATATTAAATCAAGACCCTAAATTAAAAGAAATTTTTATTAAACAAGCGGAAAATAAATTTAACATTAAGATAAATAAATTAGAGGATGACAGTGGACTTGATTTAAGAAACTTAGATAATTTTCAACCTCATACAGATGGTATTTACAAAATAAATATTTTAGTAATGTTATATGGCCCTGTAGCTGTTACAAATGGTACAGTGTTTTATCATGGAACTCCAGAAAAGTGTGAATTAGATATGCATGTTGGTTTTAGACCAAACAGAGCTATTTTATTTCCTTCAAATTGGATGCATTCTAGTCATGCAAGTAATGTTCCAAATCTGAAAAGATATACTGCTAGTTTATTTATAATTGATTATGAAGAATAAGAAGTGGGTCTTGCCCCTAATCTAGCGATTTTATCTTCTTCGCTTTCTCCATCAACATTATCATTATCCCAATCTAATTGAAGTTGATTTAAATGTGCTGAATCCCATCTATTTGTAAATTCACTAAAATCTCCTAAATTAGCTTCTGCATAACTACAATGAGGTGTTGTATCTCTATGTTCTACTTCATCAGATGCTGGGTTAGTACCATGTTGTATAGCCCAAATATTAGAAAATTTAGAATCATTCCAAAAAGCATCATCTTCAATTACATATGATTGTGGACTACCATTATCTTGTTTTACTGAATGATTCATTATTTTTTTGTCATCAAATATTACAGTCCAATTTGCACTAGTTGCCATTTTTTCTCCTAAGTTTTAATAATATATATCAAAGTTAAATAAGGTTGTAAAACAGAAGTTGAATCACCAGTAAATGTTGCACTCATATTGTGTTGGTGTCCCGATCCAGAACCTGTATTTTCACTTGTTATCGATGGTTGAGATGTATTCAGTGTCCTTGCAAGTCTACCTGGAGCATAATTTCCTGGTCCTGATCCCCTAGGTACTTGGTGACTGTGTGATGCAAGTTGTGCGGTTGATAAAGAAGCGTTAGCTGTTGTACCTCCAACATTTCCTGTTGATTGAACCGTTTCAGCTCCACCAGTAGATGCTAAAGCTTTGTTATTTGATTTACTTAAAACAGTTCTGTCAGCTAAATTTGGTACATTAAATGTTGAAGCACCATCACCAGATCCATAAGTTGTTCCTACGATTGCAAATAGTGCTGAGTAAGTTGATCTTGAAACTGCTGATCCATCACATTCTAAAAATCCAGTTGGCACTGAAGATGAGGACCATGGCACAATTGTTGCGGTAGGTATTCCCTCAATACCTGTAAGATTTGCTCCTGTAAAATCATATCTAGTTGCTTCGTAATTTGACATATTATTTCTCCATATAAGTCCAGCCAACATTTGAACCAGAATAAACTAATCCAAATCCAGCTCCCTCAGTGTTAACGACCAAGTCTGAGGATGCATTTGCTATTTTAGAACTGTTTCTACCTACAGTCAACGCATTAGAATCAAATGTAAATCTTGAATCTATAAAATGAACCTCATCACCAACTGCTGGTGATGCAGGAAGTGTTGCAGTAACAGCTCCACCATTTGTATCTACAAAAAGTTTTGCACCTGCTTGAATTGTTTCAGATGCAGTAATAGTTCTCCATTTTCTGTATTCAACAGCTTTTTCAACATTAGTTCCATCAGAATAAAGAACATAACAATTACCTTCACAAAGTA